GTCGGCGGGTGGCTTGACCTACGCAACACGGGGATTACGAGCCTTCCGGATAACATGACTGTCGGCGGGTGGCTTTACCTAAGCGGCACGGGGATTACAAGTAAGGAAAAGGAAAAGGTTAAAAAACCGCAAAATATGGTAGAGTTCGAGTTGTCGGTGCAGGCAAAATTAAGTTGGCAAAACGGGCGTTACCGTATTTTTGACGGTATCTTTTGTGAAGTATTGCGCAAATTCAAGAATGCCTACAAGGTAAAAATCGGACTTGCAACAAAATACGTCGTAACTGACGGCGTGAACTATGCGCACGGCGACACAATAAAAGAGGCGCGCGCAGATTTGATATATAAAATCAGCGACCGCGACACTTCACAATATGAAGATTTAAGTCTTGATTCTGTGGTTACGAAAGAAGAGGCAATCAAAATGTATCGGGCAATTACAGGCGCTTGTGAGGCTGGAACGAAACACTTTGTCGGCGGATTAAAAAAACTAAAGCCGCGTTACACAATCGCAGAAATCATAGAGCTGACCGAGGGGCAATTCGGCGCAACAGACTTTAAGAACTTTTTTGCGGAGGACAGCAATGAGTAACTTTACCTGCCCGACCTGCGGGCTTACAAACATAGATTGCGGCAAAGCCGGCTACAAGACTGCCCGCGAGATTGAGCTTGAGAAAAAGCTTGAGATTGCTGTTAAGGCTTTGAGAAAATATGCAGATAAGAAAAATTGGAAAGATATAGAAATATTTGACCTGTATTACTTTTCTGCGCAATTTAAACCGTGCGGCTACGAAATAGCGCAAAAAGCACTTAAAAAGATAGGATTTGAGAAATGACGATTGAAGAATTTATGCAAGATATAGCCCCCCAAATGCGCCCGGGGTGGGTGGCTATGGATATGGACGGAACATGGTCTTATTTCCCTTATAAACCTAGAATTATAGGTATTTCATGGTGGGGAGATGACTACGAAACGAGCCTATCTATGTTTGACATCGCCCCCGTCGATGATTGGAAAAAATCAAAACGAAAGGTAGGTAAATAATGGCATATTTAGAAGAACTGCTGCCCGAGTTCAGAAAAGGGGCTAAGATTAGTAAACAGTCTTGGGCAAAAGTTTTAGGAGAAGACAAATTACAAGCTGGTAGTTTTTGGTTTGTCGAAACAGAAGACAGCAACCCTGAACCTATGGTTGTTGATATGGACGGAGATTTTAACGATTACGAGGGAAACTATTACAGGCCGTGTTTTTCAAAAGGAAAACTGAAAGTTTTAGCCCCCTGTTCTTATAAACAATATCAAAGATTGGTAGAAGATTGTGTCAGAATAAAAAAATTATCAAAACTTATTGGGCTTGAGATTCCGCAAAAAGAAAACAACAAGCTCCGAGGATTGCTGAAAGAGTGCAAAGAGAAAATACATCAAGAATTTATATGCTCGGATTATCTCTCAATAGATAAATTCTTTGACCTTTTAACCCGTATCAACGCCGCCATCGGTGAAAGTGAGGAAAAATGAAAATAACAATAAATAATACAAAATATGACTTAATTAAAAATAACCCTTTGTAAGGAGAAAAAATAATGAAATGTGAGATTTTAACCAAAAAAGAGGTAGAACTTAAATACGTCTTGTGTTTAATCGGCGTCAGGTACTGGGAAGATGCCGAGGTCAACGGTGTGGATGACACAGAAAAAGGCGACAATATCCCTTGCAAAGATGGCGATTGCTGGAACATAAAAATTGATGTAGATTCGGGCGTTATCGAGAATTGGGAAAAAGGCAAAGAGGCCAAAACTCACTACAAATCCTGTGATGAGAATGTAGTAGAGTTTTACGATAATCAAAACAACAGACTGGCCTGCTACGACGGATATGTCCCGGATTTTCTTTCTCCGGCAGAAGAAGGATATGGCGATTATGTCATACTTAACATTGACAAAGACGGAAAAATTGAAAACTGGAAACTGCACCTTGTTGCCGAATGCCTTGACCAAGCGATAAAGGATGAGCTGGACGATGACGATTGAAGAGTTTATGCGAGATATAGCCCCTAAAATGAATGAAGGTTGGGTGGCTATGGATAAAGACGGAACTGGAGAACGTACTTTTGTGGAAATACCCAACGGAGATACAATCTACATTGAAAGAAAATTGCTCGTTCCCGTCCCGCTGTTATTCAACGCCGAGAAAAAATTTCAGGAACAGGTTAAGGCTTGCATCCAGTTGAAAGAAAGGGAAAAGCTGATGACACTTGATAAAATATTCAGTTTCTTTAAGAAATTCAATTTTTTTGAAGTAAAGTGAGGAACAATGAACGATAAAGAAAAAATCAAAAGATACGATTTGCTTGATTGTATCGAGCTTGTAGAAAAATGCCCGCATTGCGGAAATAATATCAGAGTAAGTCTTACAAACTTTAAAACCGTAAGCTTTAAGTTTGGGTTGGCTTGGGCTTGCCCCGGTTGCCACGCTGATTTTCATATTAAAAAAATCGAACTTGAGGAACATAAATAATGCAGAACATTTATACTGTTTTGGATAAAATAAGATTTGACGAACGTGTTAATGAAGAAATACGAATTTTAAAACAATGTAAAAACACAGACAGTTTCAATGCTATTTTATCTGATTTTGTATTCAAAAACTTTTGTTTCGGACTTATTCGGGATTTTTACGATGAGATTTTGAAAGAAAATGTTGCAAATAATGTTGCAAAACCAAATTCGCAACATTCCGAACCAAATTGCAACATTATGTTAAAAAATCCTGATTTGCTTGAAAGTGAGGAGAGATGAAACTTGAAAATTGCACAGGTTGCCCATACAGCCACAAAACAATTCCGCGCACAAAACCCGTGTGGCTATGTTCATACGGGCGTTACAAAGATGCACCGGGCGGGGGGTATCCTTGTGCTTGGATAAAAAAATGTGAACACCACTCTAATATGTTAAAAAACGCGGACAATTTTAACACGTCCGGCGGAAATGTTAAAGGAGATAACAAATAAAACACGTTGACAAAATCAAAAAATATAGTAACAATCAACAGGGGATTAAACAAAAGAGGTTAAAATGAAAGAAGAACCGGAAATTTTACAGATACGGAAACTGCTAAGAGTTAGCCGCGCGCAGTTCGGGCGGTTTATCAACCGGAGCGAGCCGAGCATAAGACGATACGAGGCTGGTTGTTTCGTGCCGCTGGAAGTTATGATTAACGCCCGGAAATGGCGCAAGCTGTATAATGAGATATACGGGAAAGAGGAAGAGGAGAAAGAATAGCCATGTATAAGCTTATTTGTTATTTAACGGCAATATATCAATATTCAAAGACAGTTCATTATGAAGTTAAGGGTGAGGCTTTTTATGGCAAGCACTTGTTTAATGACCGAATCGCCGAAAATATGAACGATTATGTTGACTTAATAAAAGAGGTTGTTTATTTGGGACACGCGAAAGAGGCGCCGGCAGCAGGAGCGATACTTGAGGGCGTGTTGCCTTTATTGCCTGCAACAGAAGAAAACGACCAGCAAAACTATATCAACCTTTATAATTTAATATTTAATGCGCTGGACGAAATAGAGCAGTTAAATCAAAAGGAGCTGTCTGTCGGGGATAAAAATCTGATTGGTGGGATAGCGCAAGACCTGCAGCAGAATTTAGGCTTGTTATGGCGGCAAATAACGCCGTATGCGTATGAAACAATGCAAGAGCGGGCTTTTATGCCAGAAGCAGAGATATAGCACTATACGGGGAGAAAATAGGCTTATGACACAAATTTTATACAAATGCACAATAACGAACGACCCGCACCCGGAAAATGCCGGGCAGTTGAACGCCTTAAAAATGCAATATGCCGAGGAGCTGGCAAAGATAACAGGGCGTGAAGAAGAGGAGTTTTATTGCTTTAAAAATCCGGTAAACGTAACAGCCACTGACCAGAACGGGACAATCATAGGTTTTATAGCCGTAGGAATGGTGGAGCAGGAAAAGCGGGTTTACGCTTGTCACGTTTACGTTATGCCGCAAGTCCGAAATCAAGGCGTATATAGGACAATGCTTGCACGGTTGGTTAAGTTTGCCGAAGATATAAAATATAAGAGCATTACGGCGGGCGTTTTCAAAAACAATAAAATATCACAAAAGGCACACCGGGCGTTAGGGTTTGTGCCTTTTGCTAATTTATACGAGTTAAAAGTCGGGGATGCCGATTTGCACGGCTTGAAATAGTCATTTATGTATAAAATTTAGATAGCAGGAGGGGTTAAATGTTTGAGGACATACATAGATGGTTTAAAAAGACTTTTCCGAAAGCAAGTTTCACCTCTCAAATTGTCAAATTAAAGGCGGAAATAGCCGAATTTGAAGAGGCAGAGGGTGATTACGCAGGAAGACCCTCCCGGCTTAATTATCTAAAATATCAGGAAGAGCTTGCCTATGTTGTGATTTGTGCCATTAACTTGGCGAGTTTTCCCGAAATGCAAGAGCTTATAAAAGAAAAAATGAAGATTAACCGCGCCCGGAGCTTTAACGGGGACGAGCATATTAAATAAACTGTTGGGGGTTTTATGAATCAATACGGAGCGCCATATATGGGCAGCAAGTCAAAAATTGCCGAGGATATACTTGCAATATTACCACGCGGGAAAAGGTTTGTTGATTTATTCGGCGGTGGTTTTGCTATGACGCATTGTGCGATGTTGTCCGAAAAATATGAAGAGTTTTATTATAATGAATTAAACCCGCTTGTGGTGGATATGATTAAAAAAGCCATAGCCGGAGAATACAAAAATGAGCGCCGGTGGATTGACCGGGAAACGTTTTATAACCTTAAAGATACAGACGGATATGTAAAACTCTGCTGGAGCTTTGGGAATAATGGGGGTTACTATCTTTATGCAAAAGAAATTGAGCCCTGGAAAAAAGCTTTACACTATGCCCGAGTTTTAGGCGATTGCAGCCTATTAAAAGAATTTGGCATTGATTCAAACGGCAGCAGGCAGGATATAAAAGCCAACAAAGATGAATACAAAGAAAAATATATAAAATGGTATTTGAAAAATATATGCCTATCTGACGCTGATTTTAACCGCCTTAAAAATGATTTGGATAAAAAGATAAAAGACCAGAAAGAAGAACTGCGGCAATATTTATGCAATGCGTTGAAAGAATCAGGCTTAACAGCGGCAGATATTGACCGGCGTTTAAATACACAGATGTCCAATCATTACTTCGGGCGTTCGCAGTGGGCTTTTCCTACGCGTGAAGAATATAATAAAATGCGCGCTTTTATGCCGCTTAAGCCTTATGACGAGGTTTACGGTTATCAAGAGTTGCTGGAAAGTCTGCAAAGGCTGCAAAGGCTGCAAAGGCTGCAAAGGCTGCAAAGGCTGCAAAGGCTGGAAATTCAGAAGACGGATTTAATCATAAAAAGTTTTACGATTGGGTTGCCAGTCGCCCGTATCAGGTTTATTTTTCAAGTTATGAAATATCTGACAACCGGTTTTATAAGGTTTGGAGTAAACAAAAAATACAAAACTTAAACAGGCAAGGTGCTGGTGCAAAAGTTCAAGAAACTATATATTGCAATCAGCCGGATAAAGTTATGTTGTTTTAAGGAGTTAAGGGAAAATGGCAAAAGGACACGAAAATTTAATACCACTTAACAAACGGTCAAAGGAAGCTCAAAGGAAAATCCAGTCAATGGGCGGAAAAGCTTGCCGGGAGAAAAACAGAAAGAAAAAAACCTTAAAAGAGTTAACGCTTTTATTGTTAGAAAACCCCGTTGTATCAGAAGAGGCAAAGGCGCAAATAAAGTTGCTTTTTCCAAACGTTGATACGGAAGACCTGACTAACGGTATGGCGATGACGGCAAATATTCTTTTATCTGCCATAACGTCAAAAGACTTAAAAGAAAAGGTAAAGGCGGCTGAATACCTGCGCGACACTGCCGGGCAAAAGCCGGAAACAAGCGTAACCGGCAGTGTTACCGTTGAAAAAGTCTTTGTTTCGGAAAAAGAGCAGGAGGAAACGTTAAAGCACATAAAAGAAGTCATTACCGGGGAAAATAAAAACGAGGGCTAAAAATGGAGCTGCAGCCGGAATATATCGGGCAAATGCTTTTAAAGCTTGGGTTTGAAGCTTTTTTCAGGTATTTGTTCCGAGTTATTGAGGGGCGACCGTTTATACTGGAGCCTATACACCCGGATTTATTTAACGTTTTTGAAGATATTTATAACCTCAAAAGGCTACGGCAGACAATAAACATTTTTCCGCGTTCATCAAAAACAACATTGTGTAAATATTTTATTGTCTATAGCTGGTGTAAAAATCCAAAATGCAACTTTATTTATACTTCTTATTCGCAGAGCTTGTTAAATGATATTGCCCGGGATATTCAAAACATAATGGAACACCCGGCATTTAAGGCGATGTTTCCGGTAAAATCCAGTATGGAAAGCGAAACACTAGACCCGATTGACGAGTTCTGGCGGCAATACTGGAATAAATCGGAAGACAACAAAAATATTTACTCTTCAAAAAAAATTGTAACCTACGCGGGTGGGATTTGTATTTTTGTGAGCGCAGGCGGGCAAATTCTGGGATTTGGAGCAGGTATTCGCGGAGCTGATGACTTTTCCGGCTGTTTAATCCTTGACGACTTTGACAAGCCCGCAGATATAGCCAGCGAAGTGTTACGAACAAAAACAAAGCGATACTATTCGGAAACGTTACTATCCCGCTTGAACGATTACAACGTGCCTATTCTTAACGTTCAACAAAGGCTGCACGTTGACGATATATCGGGGTTTTTAAAAGACAAATACGGATTTGATGTTTTAAAAAAGCCTCTTTTGAATCTACGCGGCGAGTGCCAAGCGCCCAGCCAGTATGATGAAAAGCGCCTAAAAGAGCTACAATTTGACAAGTCGGCATTTTCTGCACAATACCAGCAAGAGCCGACACTTGAAGAGGGCAACCTTATTAAGCGCGACTGGTGGCAGTATTATAAGCCGGAAGAAACACCGGTTGAAGGCGTTTTGATTATAACAGCCGATACGGCATATAAAAAATCAAAGACGGCAGACTTTTCCTGTTTGCAATGTTGGGAGCTTAAAACGGGCAGGCTTTTAATGCGTGATATGATTGTGGATAAGTGGGAGTTTCCCGAGCTTTTGGAAAATGCTAAAATGTTTTGGGATAAGTGGACACGCTCCGAAATGATTATCCGGGCAAAGTATTTTTTTATTGAGGATAAGGCAAGCGGGATTAGCCTTGTGCAGACGCTTGAAGATTTGGGCATTAACACCGTTGCTTGGAAACCGAAAGATTTTGACTTTCCCGATGATAAAGTCGGCAGGACAAAAGAATTTTCGTGGGCAGTATTTTCCGGGCTTGTCTTTTTGCCAGAAAATAATAAAATGAGTGAGTATTTAGTAGAAGAGGCCGCGGCGTTTAAAGAGGATATGTCTCATTATCACGATGACGCGTGCGATGCCGCCAATATGTCTTTCTCAATTTGGCGTTATTATGGCGGAATGAGAGATACAGAGCAACAATAAAGGGAGTTTTTGAAATATGACACGGCGCAACAAGGGAAAAACAAGACTTAAAACCGGCAATGCTTTATTGCACGGGGCAGGCGCAAGCACTTGGCAAGACCGGGGAAGTATACAGCAGGGCGCTATATTCACGAAAAACCCCTATTATAACAACGATTATTATCGGCGCTGGCAAGATTTAGTGCGCTGGTATTATACCGACTGGGCAGCAAAAAAAATTGTGGATATTCCGGTGCAAGACGCGTTTCGCGTAGAGCCGGAAATAAAAGGCTTGTCGGAGGAAGACAAAGAGCAGCTTACAAAATACCAAGAGGCGATGGGCGGCAGAGATAAGCTTTATAAAGCGGCTATTCAATCACGCTTGCTTGGCGGCTCAATCGTTATGCTCGGTATTAAAGACGAAGAAGACAACCCGGAAAAGCCGATTGATTTTGACAAGCTGGACAAGGGCGACCTTGCGTTTATGAATGTTGTTAGCGTGGAAAAAATAAGCCAAGTTCAATATGAAACAGACCCTTTTAGTCCGATGTATGATACGCCGCGATATTATATGATTAACGGGCAAAAGGTTGATGTTAGCCGCTTGCTTGTTTTTGACGGAAGACCGTTGTTTAATAGCGCCTCAATGAACATTTTACAGAATTTTAGATTTAACCCTGCCGGATTTGGCGAAAGCGTATTGATTCCGGTTTATGACGCGCTTGTCCGGTTTGCCGGGACGCAAGAGGGGGCGTATCACCTTGTTAATATGGCAAGCGTCCTTTTGGTTAAATGCGACAAGCTTATGGATTTGCAGGCTTCAAATATGGGCGAGCGAGGTATGCGTATGCTTGAAAAAATGGCAGAGCAGATAAGCATATACCGGGCGGGGATACTGTCCGGCAAAGATGTTGATTTTGCACAGCATAGCGCTACTTTTGGCAGTGTGCCTGAATTATTGCAGACGTTTGCGCAGGTGCTTGCTGCCGGTTCGGATATACCGGCAACCCGATTCTTAGGGCAAGCCCCGGGCGGATTGAATGCTACCGGAGAAAGCGACCTTGAAAACTACTATAACAACGTTGCCAGCTGGCAGAATACCGTATTAAAAGCAAATGAAATAAAAATGTATAATATTTTGGGCGTTTCTTGTTTTGGGCGTAAAAAATGGCAATCAATAAAGCCCGAGTTTGATATAGAATATAAGCCGCTATGGAATTTAAGCGAAACAGAGCAAGCCACCATTGATAGCACCCGCGCGCAGACAATCAGCTTGCTGGAGCAATCCGGTTATTTAAGCCGAGAGGCTGCACTTGAAGAACTAAAAGCCCGTAAAATCTTTATCAATGATGTAAAGGCTGAGGATATGCCGGATATGTCGCAGCTTGGCTATATGGAAGGCGCAGGGGAAGAGCAACCCCGGACACCGGAACAAAACAACGAGCTATTCGGAAAAATTGCCGAAGTTGGGAATAAATAGCCGATGTCAACGATTGTATTAAACAAAGCTCCAAACAAGACGCGCGGGAAGATTGTCGGCAAGGGAATTAAACCCCCGAAAGCGATAGAGTGGGAGGCACGCCGGGCAATTAACCGCGCCTTGCAGGAATTTGACGCCGAAATGGAGTATTTTAAAAACCACGTTGAAGACTACACCCCGGCGCAATCAAGCCGGATTTTATCGGAAATGCAGGAGAAGTGGGCGAAAAAGATTGAGCCGATAGCCGATAGGATAAGCGAAAACTGGCTTAATGCAATAAATGAACGGCAGAAAAAGAAATCAATGGAAGTCTTGCGAAAAGCGCTTGGCGTGGATATATCGGCTATATTTGAAGACCCGCTTGTTCAGCAGGGACTTGAAAATATGCGTTTTGAGGCGGCGTATTTGATTAAGACGATACCGTATGACAATATCGGTAAAGTTGCTGAGCGGGTTTATCAATACTACCGGGGCGAGCCTATGCCGGAGGGGCGAACACTCACACAGCAGCTTGCCGAGGAGTTTAAAATAAAATACGAGCGCGCAAAAACTATTGCCCGCGACCAGACAAACAAGATGAACGGGAATTTAACGCAAATTAGGCAGACCAGCTACGGGATTGAAGAGTATATATGGCGAACAGCACGTGATCAGCGGGTTGTTGGCAACCCTGCCGGGTTTTATCCAAAAGGCAACAGGGTTCACGGCAACCACTGGGAAAGAGAGGGGCATTTATACCGGTGGGACGAGCCGCCGGAGGACGGGGCGCCTGGGATAAGTATCCAGTGTCGGTGCTTTGCCGAGCCGGTTATTGACTTGGACAAATTAAAAGTCCAGTATTATTAAAAGAATGGGGCGGTGGAGAAAGGAAAAATGAAAAAGAGTGTTGACGAACAGTTAATCGCCCTTGGCGAGAAAATAGCTAAAAATTACCGCCTTATTGTTGCGGTTGCCGCTTTTCTTTATGGTTGTTTCATTTTTGTAAACACGCAGGCACAGCACAGCCAAGCCATTTTAGCGATACAAAACCAGCACAGCCACGATATAGCCGAATTAAGGGCAAGTCATACAAAGCTGCAGGAGCGGGTAACATTAAACGAAAAAAATTTTAACACGACTTCGGTAAAGCTGGATACAACATTAAACCGTATATCAACCGACTTGCAATTCATTAAGCAAAAATTGATTGAAAAGGGGATGAAATGAAAAAGATAGCGAAGTATAAATACAGAATAATTTTATTTGCCGTTTTAGTTTTGGCAATAGTCTCCCTTGTCGCCCCGGATAAAGCGGAAGAAGTCGCAAGGGCTTTTATGTTAATTGTTGTAGGTATTTAAAAAAATAAATTGTGGATAACTCAAAAAAAGGGGGATTGGTGATGTTATCTTGTTTGATTACTTTTATTTTCGGATTGTGGACTGGCACGTTCCTATCCAAAAGAACGCGCGATAAAAACGGGCGATTTGCCAAAATACCGGAGTGGCGCAAATGGCTTTGATTTATTTTCTTCTTGGCGGTTTTCTCCGGCGGTGGTATGGCGGGCTTTTCCCGGACGATAAATATAAAATGCTGGGAAATCGGGCGTTGCAGACCGGCGTAATGATTGGCGTTATGCTAGGCATATTTGTTGATGATTGGCAGAGCTGGCGCGATTGGCTTGTTTCCGGCGTGGTTGCCTTATGGCTGCAGTTCCAGTTTTGGAGTCGCGGACACGGCGCAGTATATGACTTGTCGCGTGGCGGCTACCCGGACGAAAAAACTATAAAACGTTATAATGAGCGCTGGTATCATATACCTTGCGACTGGCTGGCAGAAAAGCGCTTTTTTAGCTTTTACGGGTGGGGATATGACTTCACTTATATGCTTTTACGCTACACTTGCCCGATGTTGCCGATGATTTTATTTGATTGGAAATATATTTTAATCGGGTTAAGCGTTGCGCCGGTGTATGCTTTCTGTTGGCAATGGAGCGAGTCCGCCGTTTGGTGTTTCAAATTAAAAGGCTTAAGCTCCGCCACAAACTTGGCAGAAGTTGTTTGCGGGGGTGTTTTTTATGCCGGATGTTATCTTTTGGGGGTGCTATGACAAAACTTTTATCATATTTAGCGGCTTTTCTCTTGCTGGTTGTTTATATTTTATCAACCTTGTATATTGAGAGGGGTAACAAAATAACCGTGCTGGAAACGCAAAAAAACGCGCTTAACGGCAATATAAATTATTTGGAGGCAGAAATTGAGAAACGAAATGAAAAGGCGCTGGACACCGATAAGCGAGTGCGCGAGCTTGAGGAGGCGGCAGCGCGAGGAAAAAATAAGGCGGGTTTTGATTGGAATAGCAACATTGCTGCTGACCCTGTTATTATTAAGCTAAAGGAGCAAGGGAAAAATGACCGATGAAATAGAACGCCTTAAAAAAATGCAGAATTTCAACCGGCAGCAGGAAAAAACAGAGCCGGTGCATTGGGAGCCGGTGTCTAATATAGACAAGGAAGAGCAAAAGCGGCAAGAAATCATAAAAGCGGTGGAAGACCACCATAAAATGTATGTTGATTTGTGGTTGTCGCATTTAAAGGGGCGCGGGCGATGAAAGAGATTTTTATCATTGCAACCGCGCTTTTTTTGGCTTCCTGCACACAAACAGAATATGTGTATAGGGAGATACCGCGCGAGCCTATAACCTGCATAGAGCGGATAAATACGCCTTTGGATATGGCAAAATGCCTTGCAGAGTATAAGGCGAAATATTGAGATAAGCAAAAAACTTGCGCATTTAATACGGATTTTGTGAAAAATCGCAAAATGTTGATGAAAAAGGGGCAAAATGATGATTATAGCCTACACGGACGCAACGATAGACGCAAAAGGGGTTGCCGGTATAGGTATTGTCATCATCAACGGGAGCAAGAGAAAAGAATACGCCCTTTTTACGAAATGCCGGACGATAAATGCCGCCGAGATATTTGCTATACATCTGGCAAGTATTTTAACGCACGGGCAGGCGCTTGTTTATACCGATTCGCAAACGGCGCTATCCTACATTAAGGGAGAGATAAAGGACAAGCCCCGGACGCGGGAGCAATATCTCAACCACCTTGAATGTAAATACTGGGCGTATCAGGTAAAGAGAAATAAGGGCATCCGGGTTGAAAAGGTTAAAGCCCACACGAACAGGCGCAATCTGCACGCCGGAAACAACAAGCTTGCCGATACGCTGGCGATGCTTGGACAATTAAAATATTATGAAAACGCCCGGGCTGTTGTCAAAAAAGAAAAACAAAAGTATGATAAAACCACAAATTCAATTTTGCAGAAAAAAAGGAGCTCAAAATGCAGATTTTAGTTTATCCTCTGACGGGTGCGGACTGGTTTGTGCAACGGCCGGTGTCGTGCATATAAAAAAGATTGTAACCGTTGGCACGGCTACAACCTCAAACATTTATCAGGCTTTATATAAAAATCAGGAAGCTATTGATAACGGGCAGATATTCATCCACTCTTCCGGCTGCTTGTCTTTTGAGGCGGATTTTTATTCAGAAGTCGCCGCAAATGACGAACTTTGCATAATGGCAAATACAACCGGGGAAGAGTTTATGATAAATTATTCCGGCGTAACAGTCTTTGCTGAATATTTATAATAAATCCTTAAAGAAAAGGGCTTTTTCTTCGTTTCTACGGCGGACAAGCCCTTTTAGGACTTTTCCCCCGGCTGTAACCCAGTCCCAGTTGTTATATGCAGTTTGCCAGTCTTTTGCCTCAATAGCCGCTTTACATTTAGACTTGTCAAATGCCGGGTTACCTATGTTATATAAAAGGCTGCAAAGGGATGCTTTCTGTTCGTCGTTAAAGTCTCCTTTGGGGAGTTTTATTTGCGTTTTGCAATACCACTCTAAAAGCTGGCAAGCCCTGTCTTCTGTTATCGGTTTGTCGGTTAATTTTACCCGTGCGCCCGATTCGTAGTAGGTGGTGCCGTAGCCGATAGTGCAAATACCGGCGGGACACAGATACGGTTCGGATTTAAAGCCCTCATATTTTTTTATCAAATCGTAAATTTTCATTTTGTTTCTCCCTCTTTTTTCAACAAAACGTTCATAATGATTATATCCGGTTGGCGCTTTTGAGTAAAGCACCGCTTAAATATGGTTTTCGCCTCAAACTTAGAGTTGGCTTTAACAATCTTTGTTTTGAGTTCTTCTTCACCTTTTATCCAATAAAAAACCTCATAATATTTTGAAATCATCTTTTCCCCCGCTTTTTTGGTTTTAATCTATACTTTTCAATTTGTTCTGCCTCGGATAAAGGCAAGCCCAAAATTTTAACCCGATAATATATCGTATTATAAACAAGATTTTTCTCTATGCAGTATTGCCTTAGCGATAAACCGTCCGTTTCCCACTCCCGGCGCAGCCTCTTGCGGTTGGCAGAGGCGCAAGCCTCGTCTACGGATATATCTTCGTCAATTATCCGCTGGCGCAAGGTGTGATAATTAAAACCGTTTTCATTGCACCAGTCAACGAGGCTTTGACCGTCTGACCGCTTATACATCGGGCTTTTCCTTTTACTCCCTTTGTGTGGCATTTTTCTTGCTCCTGGCGATTTTTTCATAGTCGGCAGCGGTGCTTCCTTTCTTAACAATCATCCCGCAGTGGGAACAACGCCACTTTCCGAAAAATGCGTTATCAACTCCGCAGACAAGCCAAACAAAAAGCCACACCCCGAAAGTGATAAGAGATAAAAACAAGTGAAGAATATGCGAAGTGCCTTTCTTTTGGATTAAAACTTGTTTTTCGCAATACGGGCAATATCCCGTTCCGATTATTATAGCCATTTTTATTTACTCCTTTAAATAGTTGTTTTCGTTCAATATGTTTTCCGCCAGTTGTTCGGCGGCGTATTCTACGTCCATCTCAAATATGCTTTCAACGCTAAACACGCCGGTTCTGACTTCCGGTATACATTCAGAATAATATTGTTTTGCTGCCATTATACACGCGCCCGTTTCTATAACTGTTTTAGGCGGGCGGTATCCGTCAACATTGAAAGGGCTAAAAGAAGTAGCTTTATTGTCTGCTTTGCATATTCCCACAAAGCGCAAGTGGTCGATGCCTTTTATAACGATAAATTTTTCCAATCTTTTATCTCCTTATAAATAGAGGTTAATTCCTCAAAGGCTTTTTGCTGGTTAGATTTTCCGGTTATATCCGAAAAGTCATCGGTAACATAAAGCCAGTGCATAGCGTTGTTTACGGATTGAGCGCACTTTATAATAAGGTGTTGCAATTCACGGTTGTTATGCTGCAACATCTCACATAAATTGATTGTTGACAACAAAACATCAGAACTTCTTTTTCCGTCATTGCAAGTATTTAATTCGTCTTGCGATTTAACAATGTTTTTTTTAGGCATTTAAATCGTTTCCCCTATTCAAATACCAGTTAGAATACCGCATATATACCCGTTCCGGATATGCCGCGAAAATATGCTTGTCTTTTGTTTCTTCAAAAGCCTTTATTTTGTGTGATATGTTATATAAATGGCTTGCCCATATATCCTGCGCCGCCTCAAATGTTTCTTGTTCAATATTGCAAACGGCGATAACATCTTCATAGCCCGGTTTATTTGATTGAATAATAAAAACAAACTCTATCGGATATTCGCCATATTTTTCCCGGACCGCCTCGCAATAATGCACGGCTTGGAGCGGGTATTGCAGTTTTTCCGGCCATTTAATAACGCTATCAATATCGGAGCTTGTTTTATAATCAATTAAAACGATTCCCTGATTTGTGCGCTTTATAGCGTCAATTTTGGCTTTGCAATCAACATCATTTTCCTGATTATGCCAAATAATAGGAAGTTCGGCAGTTGCCCCTGTTACAATCTTTTTGACTTCTGGGTGGGAACGGAGATTCGCGAGCATAGCCGTTGCGTGATTCCACTCGTCCTGATTGATAACAATTTTACCTGGGTTTTCGGCATTTATTGCCTCATATTTTTTGTTGCGCCGGGATTGTCCGAAATCGGCGATAACATAGCGGTTTTGTGCCTCTTTTGGCTCAAGCAAAAGACAATGCGTTAAGCCGCCGAAAACAAGCGCGTCTGTTTCTGCGTCCGGTTGCTTTTCCGGATTAAACGGGCTTGTCCGCCAAAATTCATACGGGCTTTTGTCGTATGTTTTTATTTGGCTTGCCGATATTGCCGGATAGGCGAAATAATCATCATCGGATTTAATCTCAATATCTTTTAACATTTTATCCCCTTTAATCAAATATTGCGACAGTTGATAGAAAATAAGCAGTGCTGTTCTTGCAGGTTTTCACGCTCTTGACGGCACAATTCCGCGTCAATGCCGAAAAGGATAAGCCAACCAAACATTATGCCGGTAAACCCGCAAACAAATCCGTTAATAAAAGCTTTGTTGATTTTGTAAATTTTTTTCATCTGTATCACTCCTTTTAAAATCGTTGTCGTGTTGATATAGTCATATATAACAGCTTTTTTGATGATGTAAAGAACTTTTTTATAATTTTTCAAAAAAAATTTAATTATGTGCAAAAAAGGTTTATTTGCGCGGTGTTGACTAAGGTTTATTTTTGCGTTTATCATAAAGGCACAAACAAAAAAAGGAGTTTTGTTAATGTTTGTTAAATCGGAGCGTGTAAAAATCGGCAATAATTGGCGGATTGACGATGACGGGTTTATGCTGGTGCGTGCCAGGGTATTAAAAGAGGGTATTTTCCCGTATCGGACAAGTGAAATTGAGGGCTTAAAAGAAGAACAGCCGGTTATAGACGTATATATTCCCGCGGCAGAATTTACCCCCGCTGCATTAAAAACAGGCGAGGGCGACCCGGTTATCGTGGATGAACACGAGTGGCGCACGGCAGACAATACGCTTAAAGACGGGTTGACCAAAGGCACGGTTGCAGGGAATTTGTCCGTTGACAGTAAAGGCGGTGTTGTCTGCGAATTTAAAATTTATGACGCCGACACCATTAACAAGATAAAAAGCGGCGAGCTGGTGGAAGTGTCCGCCGGGTATGAAGCCGATTTTGTGAAAGAAGACGGCAGCTTTGCCGGTATGCCCTACGGGTATAAGCAACAAAACATCGTATTCAATCATATGCTGCTTTGCCATAAAGGCGAGGGGCGTTGTGGTGCTGATGTTAGAGTTTTTAACAAAAAAACAGGAGTAGAAAAAATGACTGTAAAAATCCGTTATAAAGTTGGAAATACCGACAAAGAAGTTGAGTTTTCCAACGAAGATGACGCAAAAAAAGCCGAGGATATGGCTAAAGACTTGTCCGGGGCTAAAGGTGCTGAAATTGACAATGCACTTGAGGAAATCAAGGAAAAGAAAGAACAGATTGAAACCCTGAACGCCGAGCTTGAAGATGCAAAGCGCAAAGTTGAGGAATACAAGCAGAAACTTGACGAGGCTTTGAGTCCAGAGGCGCAAGAGGCACTTGCCGAGGATATTCTGGAACAGCGCGAGGCAGAAGACGCGGTTATTGAAACCGAAGTGGAAGACGAGGAAAAAGAAGAAGTCCGTAATGCTTGCAAGGCAATGAATAGGGCTGAAAGACTTGTCCACTTGGCAAGCCACGTTATGAACAAAAAAGGCGTTGATATTAAAGACTGGAGCGATGACCAGAAAATTGGCGCGTTTATGGCGATTGCCGCCGAGGCAAAAGCTAAAATCGGCAACAAAAAGAAACTTGTAGCCGGTGCCGGGGTTGTTTCTGCAAAAACCGGTAACAGCGGACTGGACGCGAAGTCCCGTATGCTGATGTTTCGTAACAAAAAATAGAGGAGTAAAAAAAGATGAGTAACAATAGAGGCATTTACGGCGGCGTGCCGTTTGGCGCTATTCAAACCAACTTTTACGACCAGCAGGAAACCTCTGCAGACGGGCGGTTAGCTTATGCAAGCGATATTGACCTCTGCGATGCCATCTCTGTTGGCGAAGAGGGCGGTGTTGGCGTTGGCTATGGCGTAAAAATCGTCGCTTTGTCCGGTGCGGCAAAACGCCCGGGAATTAACGACCAGCAGATTATTCTGCCGGATAGTTCTTCAACCGCTGCTGATTTTGGCGGTATGGTTATCCGCACAATGGCTGGCAATACCGGCGCTGACGGCGAAAACTATATGCGCGAAAAATCAATGGCAACCGTCCTGCGTAAAGAAAGAGTCGGCGGGCGTATTTATGTTCGTATGGCTGACGCTTTTACGGCTGGAGCTTCCGCTTATTGGCGTATTGCCGAACGCGTGCCGAATAGCAATGTTAAAGTAGGACGTTTGTGCGGCGCGGCAATCTCCGGGCAGGGAACAACCCCGGCGGTAGCTGCAACCGGAACTGTAACCTTTACCGAAAACCCGTCTGACGGCGACACGCTTAAAATCGGTAATACGACCTATACATTTAAGACTTCACCGGCAGCTGCAAATGATGTTGCCATTAAAGGGACTGTACATGAAACAGCCCAGAACTTGGCGGATGTTATCAACGGCGATTCCGGCGAGGCTTACGCGGGGACGACTTCCCCGTCTTTGGACGTTTCCGCAGAAGTTGAGGCTGGCGTAATGACTTTGACAGCCCGCACGGCTGGAACTGCCGGCAATAGCTTGGCTTTGGTGCAGACCGGCGATTTTGCAAATGTATCCGGTGCGACCTTGTCCGGCGGCGTTAATTCGTCAACTTCGTCTGTAACCGACACCGTGCAGCTGACGAATGTTAAGTTTAGAAGTTCCGGCGCTGCTGGCGACTTGGCTTTGGTTGAATTTGTAACCGACTAGAATAAGGAGTATAGAAAATGAGTATCACTTATGGTGGACAAAAGGCAGTAACCGCACAGGAAGTTGCTTTTTCAATCTATACAGCCGTTGATTCCGCATTTTTTGACGTTGAATACCCGGAGCAGGACTGGTATAAAGTCCTTAAAGACGACCAGATTATCTCCAATATCAACGCAGGCGCACAGAACTACGGGTTTATTACCCGCGACCGTCAAGGCTCTGCAGCGTTTATCGGACAGGCTGAAAATAACAATATCCCGATGGTTTCGCAGTCTATCGGCGCGGTAACCGTGCCGCTGGCAGCCTCTGCCGTTGGGGCAAAAATCAACAACGAAGACGCCAGACAATGGCAGTTTGGCTTTAATGGCAATCTGGCGCAAGAACTTGGCGAAATTATGCGTGTTGCTTGCGACAACCTGATTGAAACGTCAACGATGTTCGGCGATTCTTCTGTTGGTTTCCAAGGGTTCATCAATTATCCGGGCGTTGTCATCTCTAACGCTATGCCGTCCGAATCGGTTCCGGCATCCACGAAATGGGAGGACAAGACGGCGCAGGAAATGATTAAAGACGTGCAGTCGGCTATCCGCGCGGTATATCTCCGCACCAGAACGGTTATGCTGCCGAATGTTGTCTTTTTGCCGCCTGAACAGTTCTCTATGCTGAACGACACGCCGTTCACGTTGGGGACTGGCGGGGCAACAGCCGCATTTAGCTCTGCGCTGGATTACCTGAAACGCAATAATCTGTATACACAGTTGCGCGGGCAGGAACTGGAAATCGTGCCGATTCGTTATCTGCAGGGAGCAGGTGTTGACGGTGCTAACCGTATGGTTGTTCAAGACCGTAGCGCGAAAAATCAGGCTATGCCGTTCCCGCTGCCCTATCAGGTGCAAGCGCCGGTTCAGGTTCCGCTTGGTGCCGAGTTCTATTCTGAACAGAAACACGGCTCGTATGCTATGCGCCAACCTGCAGCGACTATGTATGTTGACGGCATTTAATCATAACTTTTGAAAATGGGGGTAAATAAAAATGGCTTTTCAAAAAGGTAATAAATTGGGCAAGGCGGCAAAAAAAGCCGCCGAGCCTAAAAAAGAGGTTAAGGCAGCAGCAGAAAACAAAGCGGAAGAGGTAAAAGACTCTGATGTTTTGGCGGCAGTCAATCAGGAAAAACTGGCCGCAGCGCAAGGCGTTAAAAAAGAGGCGCAACCGGTAGAAAAGGAATATATCCCGGCTAGTAAGTCATATTACACGGTTTGGAATATGTCCGTAAACCCGCTTTTATTGAGAATCGGCAAGCACGAAATTGAGATAATCTCACGGGAGTGCAAAAAGGTTGACGCAGATATTTTTGAAGAACTGTTAAAACTTCAATATATCCGCAATCTGCTTGACAAGGGGCTTTTACGGGCAACCAAACAAGTGGATAAGGACGAGCCGTTAAGTAAAGATATATCGGTGCAGAAAGCCCCGGAATATCTGACGGAAAACGTAAGCCGGACAGACGGGTTTATGACCATTGCCGCGGAAGTCAAAAAAGACGCAGGCGGCAAGGCTTTTAAACCTGCCGGAAGTATTGATATTAACTTAGGGTAAAACAAAATGGCGTTCGTTTATGTAGATTTTATAAAAGCTTATCCCGAATTTGCCGTTGTGGAGCAATCCGCCGTAAATTATCGGGGCAGCTTTGCCGATAGGTTTGTAAGCAATACGACTTTTGGCGAGTTTAGAACGGACGCCGTTTTCTTGTTTGCCGCGCATTGTTTAGCGATTGAGTTCAATATCTCGTCCGGTTTGGCAAATGCCGGGAAAAATTCCAGTATGTTAAATACCGGAGTGGCAAGCTCAATCAGCGCGAGCAATGCGAGCTTATCACAATCGTTTGTCAACAACTCTTTGATAACAAGCGACAATCCGCTTTTTGCCGATTTGGGCAGAACGGTTTACGGCTTGCGATTCCTTGAGCTGTTGCAGATGTGCGCGCTTTATGGCTACGTTGTTTTAAGCCCTGACACATTTTGAGGATTTGGAAAAATGCAGGCGACCGCGACTTTTCAACAGAAAAATAAAGGTTTTGCGGAAAAGCTTTTGAAGAAAGCAAAAAAAATGCAAGACCTTGAGGCGGCTTGCGGTTTTCCGAATACAGTCAATTTGAAATATGACAACGGCGCAAGTGTTATTGATGTGGCAATATGGAATCAATACGGGACTTATAACAGCCCGGCGCGTGATTTTATGACACCCGCAATTAACAACATAAAGGCGCAGTGGGGCAAAATGGCAAAAGCGGCAATGCCCGCCATAAACGCCGGAAAACTTGACGCAGAAGTTGTTTTTAATCAGGGCGGGAATATGGCGCAAGGCGAGATAAGAAAGTCAATCGTTGACTTGAAAGACCCGCCAAACGCGCCATTTACTGTTTCCGGCGGGTGGATGCACAACAAGAAAAGCGGAAAGCTTTTTTACGCCAAGGGCAAAGGTTCGGACAATCCGCTGGTTGATACCGGTAAAATGCTTGGGGCTGTAACTTATACGGTAAGAGAAAGGAGTTAAAAGATGAGAGATTTTACAAGAAGTTTGAGAGTCGGAAATAGAAAATGGTATATTGAGGCGGGGGGAGATGGAAAGCCCTATTCAACAATTCTTGAATCCGTTGATGCCGATAATGAACAAGAAGCAAAAAGAAAAGCGATTGAAAAACTTAAAAGTGATAAACATTGGAACGGCGAAATTAGAAAAATTAAACCAATGTAGGAGTTAAAGCGTTGTCTGTTTTGCCTATGGATTTTAGCTATACTTTACAGGCGTTCGGGCGCAATCATAGCGTAAGCGCCTATGAAAAGCGCGGCGAATTAAAAGGCGGGCGCTGGATTAAGACGATAGAGAATCGCCGGACAGTTGCCAACTGTATTTTGCTAAACGTAAACGAAAAAACGCTTGAATTGATAGCCGAGGGAAATTTGGTTGACGAGGCGTATTGCGTGATGTTTCAGGATATGCAGGATACGTTTTACATCTCCGACCAGCAAAACGCGGACATTCAACCGTTGCAGACTTTTCTTGAAATTGACGGCAAGGAATTTATTGTTATGAAAAACCCGGCGACACACAAAAACGCAAATTTTAAGAGCTACTATGCGATTCGGTATAAGGATATAAAGAACGATGTCAATGCAGGGGCTTAACATAGACGAACAGTTAGAACGGGCGCGGCAGCTTTTCCGTAGCTTGGCGGAGGTTGCCACCGGCTTGCCGTGCGTTATAGCGCCGTATGACGGACCGACACCGGCGAATCAATATTGTTCTGTTTGGGTGAAAGAATTAAGCCCGGAGCAATACGATATACAGTATACCGGATTTAATGAAGAGGGCGATTTTTATATTGACCAGAAAAACGAAACATATTTGAAAGTTGAGTTTAAGGCGTTCGGACAAGGGGCGCTTGCGGCGCTTGAGAAAGTCATCAGCGAGCTAAAAAGCCCCGAAAGAGGGTATGGTGCGACCGATGACGAAGACCCGCTGGAAAGGATAAAAAACGCGCCTTTATGGCAGTATCTTGGATATGGCGGACACGATAATATTCAGGATATATCAACGGTTGTTTTGGGCAAGGTTTTGCCGCAGGCAGTCGTTAATGTTTATTTTTATGCAAACTTGAGCACGGTTAAAGTCATAGAGGGTTTTGACATGGTTGACTTAAACGTTAGTGTTCGTGATAATAAAGAAGATATTTTTACGGTAAAAATAGGAGGACAACAAAATGTCAATAACACCGATTGAACTTGACGTTCAAATTAGTTTAAGCAGAGCGCAGTCATTGACCCCTACGGATATGACGTTGCAATGCTTTAATACGCCGAACGTTGATTTTTTGCACGGGGAGCGCGTCCGGTTTTTCAGCGACAGCGATTCCTTTAATAAAATTACAACAAGCGGCAGCTCTGTATACTGGGCGGGCAATGCCTTTTTCGGCTTGACTTCCCACCCGGCGCAGATTGCCGTAGGGCGCATTTTCACGGAAGATCAGCCGGCGTATTTAATGAGCGCGTCTGTTGATTACGCGGCATTAGCTTCTGTTTCTAACGGTGCTTTTAGCGTAGCGATTGACGGCGTGCGGCAGGAATTATCGCCGACCAACTTTTCCAGCGTAACAAATTTACAAACTTTGATTGCAGCATTAACGCCGTCTGCAAGTGCGAACTTTATTGTTGAAGAGTATAACGGCAATTTGATTTTGAAGAGCAAGACGAACGGCGCAAACTCTTCTATCGGCTACGCCGCAGCTCCGACTGCAACGGAAATTGAAACACCGGCAGTTTTGACCGGCGGCACGGTAACACCGGCAAGCCTGACAAGCATATCAGACGGAGCTTTTAAAATCTCTGTTAACGGCGATGAAAAAGATATTACCGGGCTTGATTTTCAATCTGCTGACGATATTAGCGGCATTGTAACAGTTTTGACCGGAAAGATTGACGGCGTAACGGTTACGGCAAACGAAGAAAGCTTGATTTTGACGACAACCGAAACAGGAAGTGCGGCAACGTTGGCTTTTGCAAGTGCCGGTTCTGCCGGAACTGATGTTTCCGCTTTGCTTGGCTTGACTTCCGGGGCTGGCGCTAATGTTGTAAATGGCACAACGACGCCGGTTGTTGATATATCCGAAATGTTGGGATTGACGCAGGAAAGCGGGGCAAGCTTGCAAGCGTCCGGTTATGTTGCGGGTTCAATCACCGAAGAGCTGGCAGCAAACCGCGCTTATATCCAAAATATCGGCTCAAATGCCTATGCTTGGAGCTTGGATGCTGAATACAGAGACACGCAGGACGCACAGGATTTTGCCTCTTGGGTTAATGGCTTGGGCGTTGAGGGCGTAACCTGTATTGTAACGAATAATCCGAATGTTTTAAATGCTTCGGATACTTCAAACATCGCCTATATCTGTAATTCTATGAATTATCAGGGTGTGGCGACGTTCTATCACGACAATGCGCAGGTTTACCCGGATGTTGCATACTTGGCAACGTTGCAATCGGTAAACTATGCAACCGCAAATAGCGTTTTGGATATGAAGTTTAAAAACTTAGGTTCTATCCCGGCGGTTAATCTGCCCGACCTGAATACGAACTTGTCAACTTTGGACAATAAGCGGTGTAACACTATCACTTATTGGGGAACAAGGGACGCTTTGTGCGTAAGAAACGGCGACCAGTCGTCAAGCTTGTGGCGTTCTGATTTGTGGGTGAACGTCTGCAACTTCATTGCCGAATTGAAAATCAATGTTGCAAATGTATTTTTACGCAACAAAAAAATTCCGTATACGGTTGCAGGGCAGACCTTATTGACTTCCGCAACCACGCAGACGTGCGATGCCTATGTAACAAATGGGAGCTTTGCCGACCGCGAGTATGCGGACAGCACGGCTGAAAACGGCGTATCTTTGGCAAAAGCCTATACAATCACGCCGCAGCCTATATCCAGTTCAACCGCAGCACAGCGCCGCGCCGGTATCGGAACGCCGTTTGCTATTGTGTTGAATGACAGCGGAAGTATGCGGAGTGTTGCAATCTCTGTTGAAGTTGTTGATTAAGAGGAGTTAAGACAATGGCAGTAAGAAAAATTTACAATCAGGGGCAGCTTAGTTGTTCTTTTAACGGGACACATCTGCAAGGCTTAATGTCCGGTGCCTCTGTAACAATTCACACAATAGGCGGTGAAGTTGAGCTGACCGAAGGCACTGACGGCGGAGCGGCGAACATTGCCACTTTGCAGGGCGGGCGAATCACGGTAACGTTTCGCGAGACTTCCGACAGCGTGGACTTCCTAAATACGCAGGTATCGCTGCAGCAGGTAAGTTCAACGCCGGGCGTGTTTATTCTGTATTCGGGCGTAAAACGCTTATATACGATTGCAAATGCGCTTGTGTCGGTTCCGGCAGACTTATCCACCGGCGACAAACAAATGGGCGGGGTAGCCTTTGACTTTGTCGGCACCGGAATGGTTGTTGCACCGGGCGAGTAAAACAGGAAGAGAAAAAGCCCCGGATAAAAACGGGGCTTTACTTAAATTAACAAACGAAAGGTTGTAAAATGGATAACTTGGGGGAATTTACAAGCTTTTCCGTAAATGGAAAGACCTACAACATAAAAAACTTCAGTGTGTTTGAGGCATTGAGTTTTCATATTGAATTTATGGCTACAATGGGCGGTTTTATCGGTTCTGCAATAGCTTTGTTTAACAACAAAGGGGAAGAGCCTAAAAAGGGGAAAAACGCGCCACAAGGCAAAAAAACGGGCAATGACGAGATAGCCGAGCTTTTTGCAAAAATCAAACCGGAAGAAACAGAACGGTTGATGAAGAAAGTTCTAAGCCGGGTTATCACGCCGGAGCAGATTTGCCTGGAAAATCAGGCGGCGGCTAACGACTGGTTCGGCAGACCGGAAAACGCTGGGGACTTATGGCTTGTATGCTTAAACGGGCTGGTGTCTTTGGTGGGGGAATATTTACCGAGTGGGCTAAATATAGCGCTACTCGGGTTCAAGAAAGTTCTGGCAGGGCTATCAGCATTGAGCCCGGACAACGCGTCTATGCCTTTATCGGGGAGCCGGTAAGGCGTGGGCTTGTAGACTTTGCCGGGTTGTATAACGGCAAGGTTTCAATTAAAATGTTTTTTGAGGCGAAACGGATGGCTGACTGGCTTAACTACATAGAGGCAGCGAGCTATCATAAAGAGGGCTGACAAATGGCAGTTGTTGACGAGTTAGTTACATTATTATCGTTTAAGACGAGCCCCGGAACTGAAAAGGCTATAAAGTCCATCAAAGACGGGATATCTACGTTAAAAAGCGAGATTACGAAGTGGGCGGCAGCAGCAACGGCAGCCGGAGCAGCCACATCTGCTTTTTTGCTTAGTGCAAGCGATAAGGCGATAGAACTGCAAAAGCTATCGCAATCAACCAACTTGTCAACAGACAGCCTGCAGCAATGGCAATATGCGGCGGAGGCTGTCGGCGCGTCATCGGCCGCCGTAACCTCCGACCTTGAAAGCTTGTTAAAAACGATGAGTTCCCCGATTCCGGGCGAGCTTAATATGGAACTTATGATGTTAGGCGTAAGCGTCCATAATGCAAGCGGGCAGCTTAGGGGCGCTGATGAAGTATTAAAGGACGTTGGCGACAAATTAAATAAAATGAGTTCTGCCCGTGCTGTCCAGTGGGCGGAGCGTGTCGGCATATCAAACGACACTTTGATGTTGCTTAAACAGGGGCGGCAGGGTTTAAGCGAGCTTTTTGAAGAGGCGCAGCTTGTTGGGGCGATTATACCGGAAGACGCAATCAACCGGGGCGCGGAATTATCAAAATCAATCAAAACGCTTAAAACTGTCTTTCAGGCGTTAGGAAACAGCATTGCTTTGAGCTTTGCGCCGAACTTAAAAAAAGTTGTGGATAACTTCAAACAATTTTTAATTAACAACGCGGATTTTGTTCGGCAGGGCTTGGGGGTTGTCATTGACGGGGTGAGCCGGGGTTTCGGGCGCTTTTGGGATATTCTCGTTAAAATTAAAGACGGGTTTGTTGCTTTGCTACAACCTATGCAACCGTTTTTAAAAAATATGGACGCGGTTAAGGTTGTCGCCGGGCTTGTTACCGGAGCGCTGGCGGGTTTTCTGGCGTTAATGGCTCCGGCAATCATACAGTTTGCGGCAGTCGGGGCAGCTATTGCCGGTGTTTCTCTTGTCATTGAAGATTTTATTACTTGGCTACAGGGCGGCGAAAGCGTCATCGGGGATATTGTAAACGCTTTTTCAAATTGGATGGACAAATTCCCTGAATTAAAAGAAGACTTAAAATCGGTCGGGCAGGTTTTTGCCGATGTATTTAACGCCATACCGGGCTTAATAGACAAGTGCATTGATAAAATTGAAGATATGTTCCCGGTTATAAACAAGATTTTGAGCAGCTTAGGAAAAGTTATTGATTTTGTATACGAGGGAGCAAAAACAGCGGGCGAAACTTTGACGGAGGGTGCGTTAAAAGTCTTTGGCGGCTATGAGGGGCAGGGAGCGCGTGAAAACGCGCGCAGGGGCGAAAAAATCCTGCCGCAATTAACGCAAGCACAAACAGGAACCGTAACCCCCGCCGGAAATAATCAGCAGCAACAACAACAAAAGCCAGAAAAGCAGGACACGAGTTTAAAAGACGGCATTATTCAGCTTTTGGGTTTTGGCGGGGAAAAATCGGAAAGCGGCGAAAATATGATACAATTACCGAAAGCCGAAGACATTGACCGTATGTTTGCCGAGTATGACAAGGCGCGCGCGATTCCGTCAATAGATTTGACAATTCCACCGCAGGCACAGCCGCAGGCGGGCGCGGGGAAAGGCATTGTAAATAACAACCAGACCATAACGATTATGACCGGAGCAGACGCGCGCAGCGTTATTCAGGCAATGCAAACGGAAATGCCGGACGCTAACGTTGTTTCTTCCGGGACGTATGGCAGCTTTATCGGGGGTTATTAAAAGATGAGTTTATTAAATGCAAACGCGATTTTAAACATTTTCGGAAGTAACGCCCTTATATCAAGCGAAACTTTGGGCGATGTTTCCGCCGATGTGAAAATCAGCGAAGTTCATCAATACGAGGCGGACGTAACAACAACCACGCTTGAAAACGGAACGCAAGTATCCGACCACGTCATCACGCATCCTATACAGGCAACGTTAAACTTTGAGATGACAAACAGCGGCTACGGGGCTTTGTTTGGGAATCGGGCACAAGATGTTTTTGAAACGCTGGCGGCGATTGTGGAAAATCGGGAGCTCGTTACCTTAACGACCGAACACGCCATTTATGACAATATGATAATTAAAAGCTTTAATCCCTTGCACCGCGCGCCGTATAAAGGAGCTTTGCAGATTGCCGTAACCTTGCAGCAAATAAACTTTGTTTCGGTTGATTTGGTAACCTTGCAGAGCAACGGGACAACAGCCGGGGGTTTAAATACGTCTTTAGCGGGAATGGTAGACAGCGGGCGCGCAACCGCGACTTATGTCCCGGAAGTCAACAGTTCGGTTTTAAGCGACTTCAAAAACAGTTTATTCGGGGGTTGATATGCCATACTTATTACCTTTTGACAACACGCCGAGCGCAAGAAAAACAATCATATTAAACGAGATGTCGCTTGTTTTTGAAGTGAACTATTTTCCGAATATTCAATGTTGGCTAATGGATATATACCAACCGGCAGAAAGCGACACGGAAACAAACACGCCGGTTATAACCGGGATAAACTTGCGCACCGGTGTTGATAATTTGATTAAGGGAAAATGCGAGCTTTTAAACGGGTGGGCAATCAATGTCGCCAGCCTGACGGGAAAAGAAAACAATACGCCTGACAGTTTGGGGAATGATTGTTTTATTGTGGTTTATATTCCGGGCGAAACGGTGCCGGTTTCTTTTGAGGATAAAAAACTTGATTAACTTTAAGCGAAATCTTGAGTTGTTAGTGGGACCGTTGAAAGATTATCAAGGGGACGGCAACAGCCAGCAGGCAATACGGATATTGTCTGACGGTTCAACTTCAACTTTGCGCATTAAAGCCAATATCACAAAAAGTATGATAAGTATTCCGAATGCAAGCCAGATTACGGTTTACGGGCTATCAAAAGAAACAAGAAACAAGATAATGCAGAGTCAAGCCAGTATCCGGCTTTATGCCTGGTATGACGGGCAACAGAAAGAGCTTGTTTTTCGGGGCGGGATTTTGAATTGTGTTGTTAACCGTGAAGACACGGACATACCGATAACGTTAATATCTTTGGACGGACAGGGCGGATTTATGCGGGCGCCTGTTTCTTTATCATACACAAACGGGATACAGTTAAAAGACGTTGTCAAGGATGTTGCCGGAAAAATACCGGGCGTAACGATTGACGACAGCCGGATTGATGTTTCCGGGCAAGTGGGCTTTTCCGGTATGGCATACGCCGGAGGGGCAAAAGAATTTTTAGACCGGCTGGGCGGACAATACGGCTTTAGCTGGAGCATTAACAACGGCGTATTTGAGGCAGTAAGCGACAAGCGCGGTTTTAATGTAGAAACTTTGCTGGGCGCGGGGGTTTTGATAAAAGCCTCCCCCATTCTATCCGGACCCGCGCAACAGCAAATAGGGACTGACATTCAGGCGCTATACGTCCCGGGTGTCAGCCCCGCTCAATTTGTGCGCTTGCAAAGTTCAATCAATACAGAATTGAACGGACGCTATAAAGTCCATACAATGAACTTGAATTTAGACACAAAATCGGACAGCTGGACAATGAGCATTCAGAGTTACAAACAGGGGTAAAATTATGGATTACAGCATAATAAAAGACAAGGCGGAAGATTTTAAGGTGTCGCTGCAGCGGTTGTTGCCGACAATGATAAACACGGCAATACCGGGAATAATTGACCAGTTGACTGTTGGCGATGATGGTGTGCCGCGCGTTTCAGCATATACGGCAATCCGGTTGAAATTTATAAACCCAGACACGCAGGAAGTTCAATATATAGACAGTCCGAAGATAACAAACATACCTTTATCGGTAAACCAGTGCGAGGGGTTGGGTTTATCAATCACAATGCCGGTTATGCACGGGCAGCTTTGCACATTGATATTTTCGCAGCGGAGCTTGGACAATTTTGCCACGACCGGGCAGATAAGCAATCCGACCAGCGGGGAAGACGCGGCATTGTGCACAGTTCGTTGTTTTGATTATACTGACGCGATGTGTTTTCCTGGCGTAATGACTCCGGCAAATAACATACAAAACTATTCACAAACGGCTGTTGAAGTGAGAAACGGGGACGGGAGCGTTAAGTTGTCCGTATATCCGGAAAGCTTGAGTTTAAAACAGGGCGAGGCAACAATTCAGATGTCCGGTAACAATATCGCGATGAACGCCGGGACGATAACGATAAACGGACACACGTTCACAAGCTCATCAGTTGCGCTCAATTCGCCGACAACGATAAACGGAACGGACTTTGATAGCCATTTACACACTGGCGGCACAACGCCAACCGGAAACACTGGCGCAGTGGTTAAATAAATACTTTTTTTGTGATTTTTTCACATTTTCCTTGCAAAAAGTGTGTATTTTCCCGCATTTTTGGTAAATAAAAGTGTGAAACTTTATCTTTTTTCATCTTTTGAGAAACATACTACACATATATATTTTTTTAATGCTCTATGGTGAATTCTTGAGTAAAAGTCATAAAGTATCCTAGGGAGTGTAAAAAAACAAACTCCCTTTATACTTTACAACTTTAGCTCGATTCTATGCTCTACGGAGCCAGCCTCTCGTTTTTAGTCAGTTTATCGTTTCCGCTCAACCGAATAAAACAGAGATAAACATCAGTTATATCCAGCACCCCAACCGCCGGAAAAGCAAATGCGCCGTATCCTAGTTGTCCACCTCGGGGAATCGCTTATGTGGACTTTTTTAAGACAGTAAGCCGTTTTTTCGCCGTAAAACCTGCCCGAGACGAAAAACGAAAATAAAACTTGACATATTAGGAAAAAGTGATAGTATTATCTCGTTTTCGTCAATATGATTATTATCATATTAAAATTTAAAGTCAATAACTTTTCGGAGTTGTTGGCTTTCTTTTTTTGCTTATATTCATAACAGCGATTTTTTTACCATACAGTGCATACTTTTAAAATTATGATAGATTTATCGTAAAAACGTAAAATCACGCGCCAGCGATAAAAAAGCAGGCTTATTCCGTATCGTTTTCTTTTTGCCAACTTTCAATCAAATTTAAACAAGCTTCGTATAATGTTTTAAAATTGTCCATCGTTACCTCCTTTGTCAACAAATAGGCTTTCGGATTTTTTAAATAGAACTTCAAATTCTCCTGTTCTCCCGCGTCTGTTCTTTGCTACGATTATTTTGGCTTTACCTTTGATGCGCTCCATTTCTTCAAGCCATTTGTTGTATTTTTTCTCTTCCGTTTCTTCCGGCTTTTGTAACATTAACAGGTTTTCCGCTGTATAAACGAACATTACAAGGTTAGAATCCTGCTCAATACTGCCGGAGCCGCGCAAGTCCGACAATATCGGCGATTTAACGTCACGCCCGGCGTTGGAACGGTTTAACTGACTTAACAACAGAATCGGAATATTTAATTCTTGCGCGATTATTTTAACTTTACGCGATAAGTAGGTTAAAAGCGCCAGTTGGTCTTTAAACCGCTTTTCGGAGCGTAAAATATGCAGGTGGTCAATAATTATCAAACTTAAATCTTTTTTTCCGGCGCATATTGCCGATATTTTTTCAACAGTGATATCCGCGTCGTCTATAAATTCAAGCGGCAACTCATTTTCAAGACTTTTAGACTTTTCAACAACCGCGTAAAATTCTTCTTGAGTGATTTTTGAAAAATCCGATATACGCAGGGAAGAACATACAAGCCTCTTGTGCATTTCTACCTTTGTCATTTCAAGGGAAAAATATAAAACATTGCCGCCTGCTTGCGCTATTTGCGTTGCAATATTCAGCGCCAGTGTGGTCTTTCCGCCGCCGGAATAACCGCCCAGCGTGATAAGTTCACCCTTTTCAAAACCGCCGATAAGCCGGTCAAGGCTTGGAAACCCGGTTTTAACTACCCGCGGGTTGTCTTTGCCCTGATATTCAAGTTCGGCGTCGGCTAAAAATCTATCCGAGGCGTTTTCTTCGGATTTTGGGAATAATTCAAAATGCTCAATCTCAAAAGCTTTTGTTACGTCTTCGGTTGTGTATAGCTTTTGACCGGCTATTTTTGCAAGCTCCCGTTCTTTCCAGTCTTCTACCAACTTTAAGGCGTAACAGTCAAACATTATCGGTTTTGAAAACTTTGTGTCCCGATTAAGCTCAAGCAGTAACTGAAAATTTACTTTTCCTTTTAAGACGTCGCGCAGGCTTAACAAATCAAAATTTCCCAGCTCTACCATTGCAGAAAAAATTTCTCTTGCTGTTGCGTCCGGCAAAAATTCAGCCTTAAAATTTCCTTTAAGTCTTGTAAAATTTTCAGGGAAAGCGACAAGCTCACTTAAAAACGTGTATTCAGCCTCATTCATTTTTTTACTTCCAGTCCGATGTTGCCCATTTTATCTCTTCCTCTTTATCGGCGTATCCGCCCTCAACAGCCTTTTGCCATTTTGACTTTTGCAGGAAGAAATCAAAATCAGCTCGCCACTTTCCCGAATCTCCACGCAAAAAAGAGCTTTCGTCAAGTGCTTTTTCCATCTGGTTGATAAATTCATCAAAACCACCAGCGTCTTTTATCCGTTGTTTAAGTTTGTTTTTTCTTTCATCGGTCAAGATTTTTATTTGAGATAAACCGTATTTTTCTAAAACAGAATTGATTTTTTCAATGTCAAATTCACGAAAAACAATTTTATTGTTTTTTAAATATAATTCTTGTTTATGTTCTTGTTCTTCGTTTACGTTTATGTTTATGTTTAGGATATCGTTCGGTATCCGGTCGGTATCGTTCGGTATCCGGTCGATATCGTTCGGTATCCGGTCGATATCGTTCGGTATCCGGTCGGTACCGTTCGGTATCCGGTCGATATCGTTCGGTATTCGGTCGATATCGTTCGGTATCCGGTCGATATCGTTCGGTATCCGGTCGGTATTATTTTTTTCTTTCCAGTAGTTTCTTGATATTTCACCGTTTTTTTTGCAACGCACATTAAAATCTTCAAATTCTTTGTCAATTTGTGATTTTATAAAACGCCATACGCCGCAATCAACGTCAATATTCGGATATTGTAAAATTGCCTGAAAAATAGCAGCTTGTTTTTCAACGGGCAAGTCTGATAAAAGCTCCCACCATTCAGGATAGATACGCGGAGAAAATTGTTTTTTCATCTCTTTCGGCTTTCAAAAAGGTGGGGTTATAGCGTGTAACCATTTTTGCCGAAAGAGTTATAATATTTTGATACTATAACCCCATTGTTAAAATTTATCTTTCGGCATCTTTAACTTTATAACAAAAAAAGTTAAAGTAAATTTAAAATTGAGTTATAAACAAGGGCGGATTTTTCCTGTTGATAACTTTTCTTAAATTCCTGCATATTTACAAAAGCGCTTTTGCTTGTTAATCTACAATCAAGAGGGCAAAAGATGAGTGTTGATATTTTGATAGACCCGGCAACAAACGATATAGCGCACCGCAACGGTTTAATCCGTTATGCCGTAAGTGGAAACGAAACGGCGCAGCGGGTTATTACGCGTATTCGCCGCTTAAAGGGCGAGTGGTTTATTGATACGACCGCCGGTATGCCGTATATTCAGGATATTTTAGGCAAGCGGGATATTAACTACTTCAAACTTTTGCTTAGAAAAGAGATTTTAAATACTGACGGCGTGCAGAGTATTAACAACTTCCGCTTGTCTTTTAACTCAAAAACTGGGCATATATCCGTATATGTTGAAATTAAGGTTGACGGGAAGTATATCCCGATTGTGCAGGAGTTCACGCTATGAGTGCAAACGTTTACGGTATGACTTCAACGGGCTTTAAGCCTAAAAGGCTCCGCGATTTGCTTGACGAAACAATGGCGGATATTCGGGCAATCACGGACGAAGACGGGCAAGCCGTATTTATTAACGAAACGGACGACAGCATAATCGGGCAGTTTAACGCGATTGTTTGCGAGCAGCTTGCCGATTGCTGGCAACAAGCATACGCCGCCAGCACGCAGTTTGACCCGCTTAACGCTTTCGGCGTGGCTTTGCGCTCGCTTGTCCAATTAAACGGCATTGTTCCGGCTTATGGTTCAGCAACACAAATAAACGTTACTTTGACCGGGACTTCCGGCACGGTTGTGCCTGCCGGTTCGCAAATATCTGACGTTAACGCAAACACGATTTTCAGCTTGAATAGTGATGTTGTTATCGGCAGTGCCGGAACGGGGACAGGAGTCGCTACTTGTAACACGCTCGGCGAAATTAACCCGGCAAACAACACGATTATTCAGATTTTAACCCCGGTTTATGGCTGGCACAATGTAACAAATACCAGCGTGGCGGTGCTTGGCGATGACCCGGAAACGGACAACCAACTGCACATCAAACAGCAGCGCGAAACGTCAAATACTTCATATTCGCAAGTTGATGCGCTATATGCCGGAATAACAAACCTTGCCGGGGTTGATTATGTGCGTATATACCAGAACTGGACGCTTGAAACGGACGACAAGGGAATACCGGCAAAAACGATTGCCGCTGTTGTTGACGGAGGCGATACAGAGGCAATTGCAAATGTTATGTGGCTTAAAGCTCCGATGTTGTCAAACTATGCCGGGAATTTGGAGCACCCCGTAACAATGTTTGACCGATTCGGGCTTGCCTATCAAATAACATTTTACCGTCCGGAAAAAGTCCCGGTGTATATTGATTTGGATATAACCATAACAGACGCAAGCATTTATCCGGCGGATGCCTACGACCAAATAAAGCAAAATATTATTGATTATGCAGCATATGGGCTTAATTCTTCAAGCGGGTTTCCGCCGGGCTCTCCGGTTATTTACAGCCGCCTTTATACGCCTATCAATGAAGTCCCGGGCTTCAAGATAAATCATCTTTATATCGGAACGAGTGCAAGCCCGACCGGGACAAGCGACCTTGAAATGGACTGGCTGCAGGTTGCAGAGTTTACCGCAGACAATATCAATATTGAACAATCGGTGGGAGCTTAAAAGCAATGGCGGAAGCGCTAAGCAAATTAAAAATTGATTATAGCGAAGTCCGCAAGGATGTTGTTGCCGCCGGGCTTGACCGGATTTTGGCACAATACAAACATTCATATTTGTTCAAACAGCTTTTGTCTGTATGGCTTAAACAATGCCAACAGCTATATGACGCGATTATTGATTTGCAGGAATACCGGACAATCTATTCGGCAACCGGGGACACGCTGGACGGCTTGGGGCGGATAGTCGGCTCAAACCGGCAGAATTTCAATTATTCGGACACATATTATTTTACACCGGACAAACCGGGCGTAGGCTGCGACAACGGCTATGCTTGGTGTAAAAATGCGCCGCAAGCCGGCATATCTTTGCAAAACGATGATTTATACCGCAATTCAATTTGGCGTAAAGCCATATCAAATTTTGTTAAGTTTGGCAGCGTCCCGGAAATTCAAGACGTTGTTTCCGCCTATATGGACGAGCCCGTTGGATTTGAAACAACAAACCCGTTTACGGGGACGCTTGTTGTTTCTGCAGATATCGGCTTGACTAATTTGGAGATTTTAACTTATACTCAAAACACAGAACAGGTTGAACACCAGTTCCGTATACCGTATCCGACAACAACAGATTTTGAGGGCGTTGTCTTTTATGTTCCGCAAAATGCCTTTGCACCAGACCGCGAGGGAGTCGGGGCAGACAACGGGCGCGCCGCCGTAAGAGGGAGAGTTTAAACGATGGTAGATACAAGAACAGTTACATTGCCGGCAATTTGGGCTGATGACGCTATAACCGAGATTCCTACGCCGCCGATTGCAAATACAACCTACCGCAACACGGATTTAGGCTCAACCGAACTGTTGCAGGGCTGGCCTTATCAAAAAATCGTTGACTCTGCCGACTTCAACCAGACGTTGTGGCTTATATCAAACCTCGTCAAAAGTTGCGAGCAATATGGCATTATGCCTTGGTGCGCGTCAACGACATACAAACAAAACGGAATTTGCCTTGCCTCAAACGGAATTTTCTACTGGGCGAAACAAGATAACACCGGCGTAAACCCGGTAAATGATTCCGGTATGACAAACTGGGGCGTATTCTTAGACCCGGGCGATAACTTTGTTACAGAAACGGTTTTGACGAGCCAAATAAACCTATGCGAAAAGCTGGCAAACAAGACGCAATCGCTGTCCAGCTCTTCAACAACGACACAATATCCGAGTGCAAAAGCCGTTTATGATAATATCACAAACGCAAAAGCCGATTTGCAGGCGCAGATTACTTCAAACGATACCGATATTACTAACCTGAAAAATAATAAACAGAACAACATTACCGGCGGCGCTTCTACTATTACGACAAGCAATTTGACGACAAACAGGGCTTTGGTGTCAGACGGGAGCGGAAAAGTTGCAGTATCAGCGGTAACAAATACCGAACTCGGCTACTTGGACGGCGTGACCTCAAATATCCAAACGCAGCTTAATGGCAAGCAGGCGTCAGGTTCTTATATGGCCCTTTCCGGAAACCAGACCGCGAGTGGAAACAAGACGTTTTCGGGGCAAATTATTCGTTCAGAAACACCAGGAGCAAGCGACAATTCAAAACAAGTTCCAAATACCGCTTGGGTGAACAGTCGTATAACGTCTATTATGAATAGTGTCGGGCAGGGTTATACCTCCCAAAAAGGAGACG